TATTAACATCGAGTAATTATGATATTAATGATAAAAGAATTACTGGTGGTACACATGGTATAGGAGCAAAAGCTTCAAATATTTTTTCAAAAAGATTTATTGTTGAGGTATGGACAAAAAAAAAATATTACAAACAAATATTTGAAAATAATTTAAAAAAAATAAATAAACCTGAAATTCAAAATAATAAAGAAAATAAGACAGGTGTTAGAATAACATGTGAACCAGATTTTGAAAAATTTAGTTGTAAAAATTTTTCTGAAGAAATGCAAAATTTAATAAAAAGAAGAATAATAGATTTATCTTCATTATTTACTAATAAAATAAAAATTAGGCTCAATAATGAAAATATTAAAGTTGGTTTTGAAAGTTATTTAGAATTATATAAAAGTGATAATAATTGGTTAATATCATCATGTATTAAAAACTTAAATTGGTATTTTGCTATAAGAATTAATAATGGTGAAATTGAACAAAATATTACTTTTGTTAATTCTATTTTTACTTCTAATGGTGGTACACATGTAGAATATATATTAGATTTATTATTACCAAAATTTCAAAAACTAATCAATAAAAATATTAATAAGCGATTTTTAAAAGATAATTTAAGTTTATGTTTAGTTACTTCTATTATTAACCCAGTTTTTAATTCTCAATCAAAAGAACAATTAACTATGCCAATAAATAAATTTGGTTTTGAATGTAATATACCAAATAAATTTTTTGATGAATTAAAAGATTCGGAGTTATTAAAAGTATTAAAAGAAATTTATTCTAAACAAGATTTAAAACAATTAAATAAATTTGAATCATCAACAAAAAAAAAGAAAATAATTATATCTAAATTAGAAGATGCAAATTTAGCAGGAACAAAAAAATCAGAAACTTGTGTATTAATATTAACAGAAGGTGATTCAGCAAAAGCTACTGCCATATCTGGTATATCTGCAATTAAAAATGGACGTGATTTTTATGGTGTATTTCCTTTACGTGGTAAATTATTAAATGTTAGAGAGGCATCAACATCCCAAATAAATAATAATCAAGAAATCATTGATTTAAAAAAAATATTAGGGTTAAAATCTGGAACAACCTATACAAAAGAAAATTTAAATGAATTAAGATATGGATCTATATTATTAATGATGGATGCTGATGAAGATGGTACACATATTAAAGGTTTAATTATAAATTTTTTAAACTACTTTTTTCCTTCTTTATTAAAAATAGATGGATTTTTAAAAATATTGATGACGCCAATTGTAAAAGTATTTCTTAAAAATGATACTAAGAATTTTTCAAACTTAAGATCTTATAGTGACTGGTTAACTAAAAATCCTGGAAATTATAAAGTTAAATATTATAAAGGTTTAGGTACATCAACTGCTGAAGAATCAAAAGAATATTTTAAAAATTTACAAAATAATATAATTCAAATAATTGATGAAAATAATGAAAAATCTATACAATTAGCTTTTGCTAAAGATAAAGTAAATGAACGTAAAGATTGGTTAATAAACTATAATTCAAAAAATATTTTACAAATAGAACCACCTACTACAATAAACATAGATAAATTTATACATCAAGAATTAATTCATTTTTCAAATTATGATAATTTACGTTCTATACCTTTATTAGCAGATGGATTTAAACCTTCACAAAGAAAAGTTTTATATGCTTGTTTAAAAAAAAATCTAAAATCAGAAATGAAAGTAGCCCAATTAGCATCATATGTAGCTGAAGTGACATCATATCATCATGGTGAACAATCATTAGTTGGAACAATAATAAATATGGCACAAGATTTTGTTGGATCAAATAATTTAAATTTATTAATACCAGCTGGTCAAATGGGTACAAGACTTTTAGGTGGAAAAGACCATGCATCCGGACGTTATATATTTACTTATTTAAATAAATTAACAGAAAAAATATTTAGAAAAGAAGATGATGAATTATTAGATTTTATTGAAGATGATGGTGAAAAAATAGAACCATTATTTTATTTACCTATAATACCCATGATTTTAGTTAATGGTTCTGAAGGAATTGGAACCGGGTTTTCTACATCAATTCCTACATATGATTTAATTGATGTTATAAATTGGTTTAAAAATAAATTACTTGGTAAATCAGTTAATGAATTAATACCCAAAGTAAATAATTTTAAAGGATCAATAATAAAATATGATGAATCGACATATTTATCTTCAGGTATATGTACAATAGAAAAAGATAAAATTATTATTAGTGAATTACCAATAAAATTATGGACATCAGTTTATAAAGAAATATTAGATGAATTTATTGAAGAAGGTATTATAAAAAGTTATATAAATTATAGTTCTGATATTGATGTTCATTTTGAATTAAGAGTTAGTGATATAGATCATGTTATAAAATTAAATCAAACAATAGATGAAAAGGGATTAAATAGTTTATATAAATTATTAAAATTATATAAAACAATTAAAATTAGTAATTTAACATTATACGATAGTTCATTAAAACTAAAAACATATAATAATGTTAATGAAATATGTAATGAATTTTATAAATTTAGATTACCTTATTTTGAAAAAAGAAAAGAATTATTATTAAATAAATATAATGATGAAATAAATTATTTAACTAATCAAATAAACTTTATAAATTTAGTTAAAAATAATCCTAAAATATTTAATTTAGATGAAGATAAAATTATTGATTTAATTGTAAAAAATAAAATTAAAAAACATAATAATTCCTTTGATTATTTAATTAATATGAGTTTTAAACAACTTAGTGTTGAGAATCTTAATAGATTAAATAATAAAATTAAAGAATTAAAGATAACAAAAAAAGAATTAGAAAATAAAACAGGAAACGATCTATGGTTAAATGATTTAGAATTCTTGACCTAAAAAAACTAGTTTAGCAATTGGATTTATTATTGTTTTTTCATTTGGTGTATATCCTCTAGCACTATACTTATCATTAAAAAAATATTTAACAGATCCACTACTAGCAGAATCTCTATTTAGATTATAAATACCATCATACCCTTTATTATTTAAGAAATAATTTATTGGCATTAATACAAATCTTTCTTCTTCAGTATGCATTATTATATTATAATCATTTAAAAATAAATTTACAGTTTCAATAATTTCTTGTAAGGATGTACTAATATCTTTTGTACAAAAATAATTACCAGAACCATCATTTAATATTAAATTATCTTGTAATATTTGAGGTATTTCATTCACTGTTAATTGATTATTATAAATCTTATAACAAATCATATTAAGTGTCGTAGAAAAATTTGTAAATTCGTCTAAATCTTTTCTATCATTATCAATATCTTTAAGTATAACAGGATTAATAATATTATAAGTTGTTGGTGTATAATTATTATTTTCATATACACTATTTTCTCTTCTTTCTACATTAATAAAACCATATATTCCTGTTCCTAAACCATGATTTGTCATTTGTTCTGCTAGTCTTCTAGGATAAATTGCTTCAGCCATAGCAATACCATAATCTCTATGATTAAGATGGGTAATAGTATAACTTTGACTAGCAACACCACCCTTAAGTTCTAAATATTTCTTTTTATATTTTAAATATTTACTTTTATAATCCATATATTAAAAGTTACATTTTATTTATTGTTCCATTTAAAGGATTAAAAATTACTAAATTTTTTTTGTTTGCTAATTCACATGCTAAAATAAAATTATTATTTGTTATATCACTTATAATTATAATAGAATCGTCATTAATAAAATCTATTTCAAAATATGTTTTATTTAAATGATTATAATAAAAACCTCCTATTTTTAATTCATAAGTTTCATAAAAATTATTTAATACATTTATATTTTCAATAGTTCTTTTTAATATTTCCATATCATCACCTTTTCTTTTAACAAATTGATTTAAATATTTTATGACAAAATCAAAATCATTAAGTATTTTACAATATAAATATAACTTTGTAAAATATATTTCATTAATTTTATCATTTAATGTAACTAATGGGTCACAAATTTGTAATTCCAAAAAATTACAATTAATCTTTTCCAACTCTAAAATACTTTGATAGTTAGTAATAAAATATTTTTCAGGACGATGAAAAATTAAATCTTTATAAAATATATGTTCTATCAAATTATATTCATATAATTCCTCATATTTTTCAATATTATTATTAAAAAATTGATATGTAACTGTAAAAAATGTTTCTATACCTTTTGGTGTTTCAAGTGTTATATTAATATAATCCGTATCTAAATATGTTAATGCTATTCTTTTTATATTAATTCTTTTTTGTTTAAATGTATTTATTAAAGTATTAATTGGTGTTAACAAATCTTTTGGAGGATCAAATAATAAATAGTCATACTTTATTTTTTTTATAAATTCAAATTCATAATTATCTAATTTATTTATTATTTTGTAACATCTAGAAATTTCAACAATTGGATGTTCTTGATTTAATTGTAATTTTGTAATCTTATAAGCATTTTTAAAATTCAATAATTCATTATTATTTTCAACAGGGAGATAACCGATTTTTTTATTATTTTTAATATAAACACCAATCGCATTTTTACTTTTAATATTATATTTTTCATGTTTTAAAGTAACTGGATCATCAATACATACTTCTTGTAATGTATTTGCAAAACTAAATATTCCTAAAATTTTATAACTAGGCATTTAATCATATATATTATTATTATTTTAAGTTAATATATAATAAAAATTTAACTTATAAAAAAATTGATAAATATACAAGTTAATTTAAATCAAGAAATGTATGGAAATTATACGTTATAGACTAAATACACCTTACCAAAGTGAACCTATAGAAGTATCAATATTAAGTTATACACTAAATTATGTTATATTTACAATTAAATTATCTAATGGAAAATCACATAATCATAGAGAATATATTAATCAAAATCAAGATAGAATTATTTTGTTTGAGTTATTAAATGAATCTATGTTATGGAATCTTTTATTTGAAACAAAACAAGCTAATTCATATTATAAAGTAGACATAATAATAAGTTTAGAATATGATTTGATCGATGAATATAAAAATATATCAACTGGATTTAATATGCTATTATTATCAAAAAATACTCATCTACCAACATTTAATAAATTTGATGATAATACAAGTATTTTACCAGAAGCTCATATTTATAATCCTCCCGCAAGTTTTAGTGTAAAATTATATGATTATCAAAAAAGATCATTATATAAAATGATTCAAATTGAAAATCAAAACACACAGTTTAATATTGATTATTCATCAAAAATACAATTTATGGATAAAATATTTAATTTTGATCCAATAAAAGGAATTATTTCAAACAAAAATAGAATATTTAAAATTAAATCAAATGGTGGAATTTTAGCAGATGAAATGGGTTTAGGTAAAACAATTACAACATTATCATTAGTTTGTAGTAATTTATCTGATTATGATGAATTTTATAAACCATCAAGAATTGATAATTTTAATAAAATTTATTCAAAAGCAACTTTAGTGGTTTGTCCATCTCATTTAACAAAACAATGGGAAAATGAAGCAAGAAAATGCAATAATAATTTTAAGATTTTAGTAATTAATACAAAAAAAGATCATGAAAAATTATCATTTAATGCATTTTTAGAAAATGATTTAATCATAACATCTCATCAATTTTTAATGAATTTTAAATATTATCCAACATTACATTATGGTCATATAACACCTAGTTGTTATGATCCAGGATTAAGAACATCAAAAATTAATTTTAAATTAAAATCAATAACAGAAAATGCAGAGATAAGTAAAATCAAAACAACAGAATGTCCAATTTTTGAATTTTTCTATTTTCATAGATTAATATTAGATGAAGGTCATGAAATATTTGGTGAAATGTTGGGTAATGCTTCATTAACAAAATATATGGCAAACTGGCTAAGTTCAATTGATAGTGATAATTATTGGTTTGTATCTGGATCACCATTTGTAAATATGACTGGTGTTGAAAATGCATTTAAGTTTATTAACTTAACATTATTAGATGATGTTGATAATATTGAAATAAAATATAGAAATTTGGTAACAACTAATACTTACGAAGATTTAGCAGTTAAGTATGAAATTATTAAAAAGAAATATATTATTGATAATATTTTAAGTAATGTTTGTATACGTCATAGGAAAAATGATATTGAAGATTTACAAATATTAGGTTACGATGAGCATATAGAATGGATTAATTTTACTGAATTAGAAAGAAATATTTATAATTCAAAAGTAGGAAAAATAGATAACAATAGTTTATTAAAATTATGTTGTCATCCACTTGTTCTAGAATCAAGTAAAAAATTATTTGGAGATGTAGAATTAGATCTTGAAGTGATGGAACAAAAATTAATTGAGTATCATAAAAATCAAGTATCTGTTTATACATCAAAATTAGAAAAATTACTTCCAGGTAATCAATCATATCACATGGTTAAGAAAAACTATGAAACTATAATAAGTGAATCTAAATTTTTATTAGCAATGTTAGAAAAAATAAATAATCAAGATATAAATGCATCAGACGAAGATGCTAATGTTTGTGCTATTTGTTTTGAAGAAAAACAATTATCATTAACAAAGTGTGGTCATATTTATTGTAAAGATTGTGTAACTGAATGGGTAAATAAAAGACATAATTGTCCAACATGTAAAAAAGAATTAAGTATAAGTGATGTATTTTTAATTAAAAAAGAAGAAAAAGAAGATAAAAAAATAGATGAAGTTAATCCTTTAATTAGTAAATATGGTTCTAAATTAGGAAAAGTTATTCTAATGATTAAAGCTTTAATAACACAAGAAAAAACAAGAATAATTGTCTTTTCACAAATGGATTGTATGTTATCATTAATAAGTAAGACACTATCAGAAAATGGAATAGCAAATAGTACAGTTAAAGGAAATGTTTGGTCAAGAAATGCAGCTATTTCTAAATTTAAATCAGGTAAAAACGTATCAGGAGATGATAATAAAGTAATTTTATTATCTTTAAAGAATTCTGCATCAGGAACAAATTTAACTGAAGCTTCTCATATATTTTTTATTGAACCAATTAATGAAAAGAAAGAAGTTTGTAAAGCTATTGAAGGTCAAGCAATTGCAAGAGCTTGTAGAATTGGACAAGAACAAAAAATAAAATTATATAGATTATTAATTAAAGATACTATAGAAGAAAAAATTTATAATTCAATTTATGTTTAAAATAAATTTTATTAAAAAAATTGGTTTATATATAAAAAAAAAATAATTATATTTTTAATGATTTATGACTATGTTATTGTTGGTAATAATATGAATTCATTAATGTTAGCATATTATTTATTTAAGGAAAATAACAAAGTTTTAATAATTGATAAAAAATCTTTTGATGATTTTTATTTGTATATAAGTAATAATTTTGTTTATAAAAATCCAATGTATTCAAATAATGATGTCAATTTTTTAAATTTTTTAAATGATATTGGAATAAACTTTAGAGATACAGGAACAAAGATTAATATTAATTTTAATTTAATTGAAAAATTTAAATTAAATGAATGTAGTGCTATTTATATTGAATTTTTAAATGAAATTTTTAATATAAATGAATCCAAAAAGATAAAATTAAAAGAAAAACTTAATATATTTTCTGATAGAACAATAGAAAATATTAAGAATATTTGTGATTTTTATAACTGTGATGTAAATGAAATATCATATTATGATTTTATACAATTAATTAATAATTGTATAATAAATGAATTTTTTAATATTAATGATAAAACATTTATATATTATATCCTTAAATATTTTAAAATAAATACAAATATCGATGTTATGTTTGAAACAAAATTTAGTAAACTAGATAATAAAACTATAAACTTAGAAACAGGAGAAAATATTGATTTTACTAAAAAATGTATTTTTTGTTTATCTGCTAAAAATATAAATTTTATTAAAGAAAATAATAAAATAAAAGAAACAAAAATTTATAATTATTGTTGGAAAATTAATGAAAATATACTAGAAAATAATAGTAATTTATATTACAAAAATGAAAATGATATAATATTTTATTCATCAGAAGATAAACTTAATGAAATAAAAACAGAACATTATTTTTTAAATGATAAATACACTATTAATGTTTTAAAAAAAAATATATTTCAAGATGATATAAATCATGAAAATTATATAATAATTAATGAAAAAAAAACTATTGAAAATAACATAATAAGAAATTATAATATAATAAATAATTTAATAAATAAAAAAAAGTATAGAATTTATAAAAATGATTCAATTGTTGACATGATTAAATTGATTTTATTTGTAAAAATATTTATTAAATAAAAAAAAAATGTAGTGTATATTAAATAATGCATTATTCTGCTACTGGTGAATTCGTTAAAAATAAAGAAACATTTACTAATACAAAAAATGTAAGAGAAACATTTCAAAATGTTTCTCAAGAAACTGTTCAAAGTTTAAACCCTCCTTTAGAAAGTGTTGTTGCACCTGTTGTTGAAAAAAAACCTATTGTTCAAAGTTCAGCAGCACCAATTATTCCTCCTGCTTTAGCTAGTCAAGTTGAAAGTACCTTTACACACGGTGGTGTTACATACATTGTAGGTGCACAAGGTCCTAAAGGTGATAGAGGTGATGTAGGTGCACAAGGTCCTCAAGGTGTACAAGGTCCTAAAGGTGATGAAGGTGCACAAGGTGTACAAGGAAGAGAAGGTGCCAGAGGTCCAGAAGGTCCTAAAGGTGAAAAAGGTGATAAAGGTGACAAAGGTGATAAAGGTGACAAAGGTGATAAAGGTGATAAAGGTGATAAAGGTGATACTGGTCCAGTTGGTCCATCAGGACAAGATTTTGATCCTACTATTTACAAAAGTGAAATCTGTTTAGCTTATAAAAAATTATCTGAAGTTCCATCTTTAAAAGATGCTGATATTTATATTCCAAATTTTTGTAATCAAGCTCCTTACGGAAATACCGGTGCTACTAATTCAGCAGCATCAGCACCAGCTGTTACTAACACTGTAGCTCCAGTTGTTACTAAACCAGTCTCATCAGCTCCTGTTGTTACTAATCCTGTTGCTTCTGAAGGATTTAGAAATGTTAGTGGTATTAAAGGATTTGATTCCTATGTTGTTAATTATGGTAGATATTAAATAATAAAGTCAAAATTATTTTTTTAAAGAATAATTTTAATCTTATATATATTTCAAAAACAAATAGATTTAAAAAAATGATTGTTTTATTTAACAATAAATGACAGTAAGTATAGGTATTGATTTAGGAACCACATTTTCATGCGTGGGTGTTTACAAAAATGGAAAAGTAGAAATAATTGCAAACGATCAAGGCAACAGAACAACACCATCATTTGTTAGTTTTACTAATGAAGAAAGATTAATTGGAGAAGCATCAAAAAGTTCAGCAGCAGGAAATCCAAAAAATACAGTTTATGACTCAAAAAGAATGATTGGAAGAAATTTTAATGATTCTGGTGTTCAAGATGAAATGAAGCATCTTTCTTATAGTGTTGTAAATAAAAATGGAAAACCAGCAATTGAAGTTGATTATAGAAATGAAAGAAAACAATTTACACCAGAAGAAATTTCATCTATGATTCTTCATAAAATGAAAGAAGTTGCGGAAGCCTATTTAGGTGAAACCGTTAAAGATGCAGTAATTACTGTTCCTGCATATTTCAATGATGCCCAAAGACAAGCTACTAAAGATGCTGGTGCTATTGCTGGTTTAAATGTTCTTCGTATTATTAATGAACCAACTGCTGCAGCTATTGCATATGGTCTTGATAAGAAGGGTGCATCTAAAAATGTATTAATATTTGATTGCGGAGGTAAACGTTCTGCTTCCTGTGGTGAAAGCCCACTTTATTAAGTTAACGTTAACTTGATAAAAATCTGGTTAACTGCTAAAAACCCCTAAAATCAATAGAACTACAACGTGACTGGTAACGGTGAGCGTGAAGGTTTAAAAATCTATTGAATGTAACAATGGGCAATCAGCAGCCAAGGGTCCGGAGAAATTGGATCAAGGTTCAACGACTAGATAGAGTAACCTAAGTCTTTATAAGATATGGTAAAATATCCACGAATGCCAGACACCTTTTAATTTAAAAAGGTGAAGATATAGTCTGACCTTACGTGAAAGCGTAAGAAGCTACATTAAGAATTGACTTGATGATTAGAATAATATTCTAATGGATAAAGAGCCTAGCGATAACAATATGTGTGGGAACACATGATGTATCCATCCTCAATATTGATGATGGAGTATTTGAAGTTAAAGCAACTGGTGGTGATACTAGATTAGGAGGAGAAGATGTAGACAACGTATTAGTATCACACTTTGCAAACGAATTTAACAAAAAATATAAAGTAGATATGAACACAAGTGCAAAAGCATTAAGAAGATTAAAAACAGCATGTGAATCAGCAAAAAGAACATTATCTAATGCATCAGTAGCTAATATTGAAATTGATTCATTATTTGAAGGTAATGATTTTTCAACAACATTAACAAGAGCAAAATTTGAAAGTTTATGTAGTGATATTTTCCAAAGAACAATGGCACCTGTTGAACAAGTATTAAAAGATTCTAAACTTTCTAAGAGTGAAATTGATGAAATTGTTCTTGTTGGTGGTTCCACTAGAATTCCTAAAATTCAAGAACTTTTATCATCATTTTTCAATGGAAAAGAATTAAATAAAAGTATTAACCCTGATGAAGCTGTTGCTTATGGTGCAGCAGTTCAAGCAGCAATTTTATCAGGAACTGGTGATGAAAAATTAAGTGGTCTTTTATTACTTGATTGTACACCTTTATCTCTTGGTGTTGAAACAGCTGGTAATGTTATGACTGTATTAATTCCAAGAGGTTCAACTGTACCTGTTAAGAAAACTCAAACTTTCTCTACTGCATCAGATAATCAACCTGGATGTACTGTCTGTGTATTTGAAGGTGAAAGAAAATTTACAAGAGATTGTAACTTATTAGGTAAATTTGACTTACATGGTATTCCCCCTATGCCAAGAGGTATGCCACAAATTGAAATAACCTATGAAGTTGATGTAAATGGTATTTTACAGGTACAAGCATGTGAAAAGAGTTCTGGTAAATCAGAAAAAATTACTATTAAAAATGATAGTGGTAGATTATCTGATGAACAAATTGAAAAAATGATTGCAGATGCAGAAAAATTCAAAGAAGAAGATGAAAAAGCTCAAAAGAAAGTTCAAGCAAGAAATAATCTTGAAAACTATGTTTACAATATTAGAAGTACTGTATTAAATGAAGAAAAAATGAAATCTGCTTTAGGTGATGATTATGACACTGTAAATAATACTGTAAATGATACAATTAAATGGTTAGATGATAATAAATCAGCTAATACTGAAGAATATGAATCTAAACAAAAAGAAGTAGAAGATATTCTAATGCCTTTAGTACAAAAAGCTTATCAAGCTAATATGCCACAACAACCACCAACTGAACCAAAAGTAGATGAAGTATAATTTTTTAATTTATAAAAAAATTTACTAAATATATTAATAAATTTTTTTATATTTTTTATATAACAACGTTTTAAGTTTTATATAATAAATTTTACATTTGTGTATATTCAACGTTTTAAGTTTTATATAATAAATTTTACATTTGTGTATATTCAACGTTTTAAGTTTTATATAATAAATTTTACATTTGTGTATATTCAATACTTAATTGTAGTAAAGCTTGTAAAATAGCCCAAACATTTTCTCTAGAATCTATATCTAATTGATAATAAATATCTTTTAATCTTAATAATTCAGAAATAACTTGTTCTGATGGAAGTTTAGATAATTCAGTAACTTCATTAAACTTATTTTTTACATTGCTATTACTTGTACCATTAAAATATGATTCATCTTTTGACATAATTTCCTTTTGGAACATTATCATATGTTGAGATGCACATTTAATTGGTAATGGTGCATTTATTTTGATTAATTGTTTGAAATAAAAATGATATGATGTACCAACTAATGGTGCAGTTTGTCCTAAAAAAGATTCTAAAATACTATTAAATGCTTTGATTTTATCTGATTTTGTTTCCATATTATATAATTATACATAATTCTTTATCTATTTTATACGCATATATAATAAATTTCTAATTTTATATATGAATATTTGTCAAAAAAATATATATTTAATTTTTTTAAGTTTGATCATTATATATTTATTATATAAAGATTTTAATAAAAAAGACGGTTTTGATAATATAAGTGATATCAAAACTGCCTTAAACCAACTTTATCAAGCTGATATTGAAGCAATTAGAAATTTATCAAGTATAGCTACTCAATTAACTACTAGTGGTTTAACTGTACCAGGTAATTTATCAATAAGTGGTAATTTAAATATTTTATCATCTGGATTAGTAATGGCTTGGACTGGTAATATTAGTCCTATAGGTTGGTTAATATGCGACGGAACTATTTATCAAATTTCTAGATATCCAACACTAGCATTAGTATTAGGTAAAACATTTGGAGGAGATGGTATTACTACATTTGCTGTTCCAAATTATCAAGGAGCATTTTTAAGAGGTGTTGGTACAGCCTCTAACAAAAATTATATAGGTCCAACATTAAATACATCACAAAATGATGCTGTTCAAAATCATAGTCATGGTATTAATGATCCAGGTCATGATCATGGGCAACGAGTAACTGAAAATCCAGGTTCGGGTCGTGCTTTTAGAAGGGATTTTGGTGGTGATGTAAGAGGTTTAGGTGATTATCCTCAAGGTGTTAATACTGATAAAAATACAACTGGTATAACAGTTGATTTAATGAATAGTGGTAGTTCGGCTCTTGAAACTAGACCATTCAATTATGGTATTAATTGGGTAATAAAGATTTAATAACTAAATCTTTTGGATTAGGTAACAAATTGATAATATTATTTAATAATAAATTTTTTATACTTATTTATATAGATGCAGTTATATTTATTTAATAACATAAAAATAAAACCATATGTTATTTTAATTGTAAGAGTTTTAGATGAGCAAGAATATGAATATATTCAAAATAATTTTACAAATATATTTGAAATATTAATAGAAGATGATATTGCAGATATTGATGATTTATTAGTGTTTTCATTGATTAAAGAATTTAATAAAAAAATAGAAAATTTTATTCAACCCTTTTCAAAAAAAAATGAAGACAAAATAGAAATATTCGATAATAGTATTATTATTGATGTTCTAAAAAATATTAATTGTAATATTTCATATGAATGTTATTCTAATACTATAAAAAAAAAATTTTGTAATATAAATATGGAATTTCTAATTGAAAAATATGGAATTTCTAATTGAAAAATATGGAATTTCTAATTGAAAAATATGTATAATTATAAAATAGTAGATGTTACTTATGTAAATAAGACTAATTAATATTAAAAGAGAAAAAATTATTTTGTTGATTATTAAAAAATAAAGGTTCATTTGTTGATAATGTTTG